CTGAACTGCCTTGGCTAAACGGCAAGACTGCCGGCTTCCCGAACCGCATCAAAGGCTTCTACGATTGCGCGTTGGCTTATTCTTACATCAGCGGTCTTCGACCCGTTCAAGTTTCATGTCATGTCGTTCGTGACCTGTGTCTTCACAACAAAACTTGGCACACCGACTTCGTTGGCGTTCAGCCTGGCGACGCCGTCATCTTCGACTGGGAAAGCGGCAAAGGCATCGGTAAGAACACCAACACCGACCACATTGGCATGGTCATCAGCGTCGACCCGAAGGCTAAGACTGTCACCTATGTGTCGGCTGACACCGGCAAAGTCATCCCTGGCATCGTGACCCTAAACACCGTCGGCGCAAAGTGGATAACCGGCTTCGGTCGCCCTGTGACCTTCGCCGCCCCAGTTTCGGTTGTGCCAGTCGTTCACCCTGAGCAAGCGGCCGCACACGCCGCCCCAGCCCCCGCATCGGTGGCCGTCTGATGAAGGCGCGCATCAAAGAAGTGTTGGCCGTGTTCGGTTCATTGGTTTGGCGCGGCTTCGGTCTGTTCCTGTTCATTCTTGGCGGTTCAGCCGGTGTTGGCGCACTAGCCACCGGCAACCCGTTCATGGGTATCTTGATTGCCTGGGGAACACTTATGGTCGGTATCATCGGCGCAATCGGTTACGCAATCGCAACCACCGGCCAGGCATCAACCGACACCGTTTCGGCGGCCGTCAACGATGCCGTTCAGAAGGTTCAAGAAGAACGCGACAAGGCGTAACGAACCCGATACCCTAGTCTTATGACTACTTACCGCTACCTGTTCGCTGACCTATTGACGAACAACATTCTGGCCGAACTGCCAGTCACCGGCGTCAACTTCACTCAGCAACTAAACGCGGCCGGTTCGTTCAGCGGGTCAATCCTTCTATCGGGCGCGAACGCCGCGGGCTTCAATGTTCAAGCGGCCACCATTCCAGGGCGAACGGCCATCTACATCGACCGAAACGGGTCGCTAGTTTGGGGCGGGGTTCTGTGGTCGCGGTCTTACAACTCAGCCGACCAACACATCAGCCTGGCCGGTCGTGAGTTTGAGAGTTACTTCGAACGGCGACGCATTACTAAGACCCAGGTCTTCACCGGCGTCGACCAGTTCACAATCGCGAACACGCTAATCAACGACGCCCAAGGCGCGACGAATGGCAACATCGGCGTCATCACCCCGTCGGTAACTTCGGGCGTTACCCTGAACCGAACCTTCTTCAACTATGAACTGAAAACCGTTTACCAGGCGTTGCTTGACATCTCGCGCGCCACGAACGGGTTCGACTTCAACATCAGCGTCGCTTATGACGGCGCGGGCAACCCGGCGAAGACCTTGAACATGGCGTCACCAAAAGCCGGCACACGCTATTCAGCGACGAACCCGGCCGCCCCAGTTTGGGAGTTCCCTTCGGGCAACATCGTCGAATACCAATACCCAGAAGACGGTTCAATCGCGGCGAACAGCCTGTTCGTGACCGGCGCGTATAACCAGAACAGCCCCAAGTTGTCGACCGACACGGCAAAGTTGACGGCGGGTTGGCCAAAACTTGAAGACAGCGCAAACTTCGGCGACATCATCGACAACACACTTCTGAGCAACCTGGCCGCGGGTCAGTTGGCGGCCGTGTCTTATCCACCGACGACGCTGACGATTGTCGCCCCGCCTTATGTTGACCCGGTGTTCGGTTCATACCAGGTTGGTGACGACATGCGTGTTCGCATTACTGACGACTTCTTCCCTGGCGGGCTTGACCAGGTCTACCGCCTGGTTGCGTTGAATGTGACGCCGGGTGAAAACAGCGCGGAACGCGTGACCCTGACCTTGACCCTGCCAACAACTTAGGAGTGACATGCCATTCGTAAATCTGCCAGCCAGTCTTCAATCATTATTCAACGCCCTAGACATGCGCGTGTTGAAACTTGAAACTTCGAAACGGTTCACGGCCGCGTTGATGACGACCACCGAAGAAACGGCGGCGTTCAATGCGGGCGCGTTCCGGCCTGGCGACATCTGGCTGAACACGACCACAAACACGCTTCGCGCCATGGATAACACCAACACCTTGAAGACAATCACTTGGTCGTAGCGGCCAGGTTCGTGTAGCGTAAAACTGTCGACATACGCCGGCATAAAACGGAAGGCTAAAAAATGGGTTTACTTGACGACCTAAAACCAAAGAAGATTGTCCACCCGTGTCTGGTTCGCACCATAGCGTCCACCCTTGACCCCGCTGACGCCACCATCTTGGTCGAAGCGGTTATGAACCCAGCCTGGTCGTTCACAGGCTTAGAAGCCGCCCTGTCGGCGAAGGGCATCAACCTGAGCCGGTTCGCAATCAAACAACACCGCGCGAAGTTGTGTTCATGCGCGAGAATGGCCAACGATGCTTGACGACCTAATGACCCCGCCAGAACCCGAAGCGGAAGATGTTCAACTATTGCGGAAGGCGTTGCGCCACGCACAGCGTGACTTACTAAAAGCAAAAGACCGAACCGAACACCTGGTCGAAGTGACCCAGTCGGCCGCGTTCGATGCCATGTTGTCAATGGGTCGTGTGCCACCTGTGCCAACCCCAAACAAAGACAAACGCAAAGGCGGCGAAGTTGCCCTGTGGCACATGACCGACTGGCAAGGCGCAAAGAAGACGGCGTCATACAACAGCGAAGTCATGCGCGAACGCGTTCTTCGGTTCACACAAAAGGCCGTCGCGATTACAGACATACAGCGGGCAGACCACCCGGTCAAAGATTGCGTCATCGCGTTCGGCGGCGACATGGTGGAAGGCCTGTTCAACTTCCCAAGCCAGGCGCACGAAATCGACGCGACCATCTTCGAACAGTATGTGAATGTTTCGCGTCTGATTGTTGATGTCATCAGGGTCGCCCTGGCCAACTACGAAACGGTCAAGGTCGTCGCCGAATGGGGCAACCATGGCCGCATTGGTTCGAAGCGTGACAATGTGCCAAGGTCTGACAACTTCGACCGAATGTGTTACGAACTGGCGCGTCAACTTCTGGCCGGCGAAAAGCGGTTGGAGTTCCCACCGTCGCCCGAAGATGTTCAGCGTCTTGAAATCGGCAACTACCGCGCCCTGGTTCTTCACGGTGATGAAATCGGTCGCAACGGTTTCGCGTCGCCTGGCGCAATCGTTCAGCACATCGCGCGTTGGCAATCGGGCGCATACCCGTGGCAGTTCCGTGATGTTTACATTGGCCACTTCCACACTCATAACGAATGGGCGTTACCTAACGGCCTGGGTTCGGTTTATCAAACCGGGTCGACTGAGAGCGACAACCGTTACGCCGGGGTCATGTTGGCCGCGAGCGCGACACCGTCACAGCGTCTTCACTTCATTGACCCGGTCAAGGGTCGCGTGACGGCCGGTTACAAGGTTTGGTTAGACGCTTAGAAGTTAGAAGCCCCGCCGGCGGTATCTGCTAACGACGGTTGCGGGGGCGCGGTTGTCGTTGCCCGTCGCCGACGGGGCGCATGCCCAGAGTAGCACGATGTCGGTGGTTGCCGCTAGTTTGACCGTTATGAAACTGTTATCAAAATAGTTTCGTGAATGTGTAGAACCAATCGGTTCATGTATGCCATAGTAGATACATGAACCAAACGGTTCGGTCAAACAACGGAAGGCAAACCAATGAGCAACGCAACTAAGACCCAAGCAATCACCAAGCCAAACTACGACTGGTCAGACATCCAGACCGGCGCAATCTTCACCAACCGCAACGGCAAGAAGACCATCACCATCGGCAAGCGCGCATCATGGCCTGACGGCCGCGGCTACAACCACACGGGTTTCACCGTTTGGTCAATCGACGAAAACGGTTACGAAGACTGTGTCAACATGACCCGCGCGATGATTGAACACCGTTACCCAGTCAAGCCAGAAGGCCTTCGCTTCACCGTGAGCATGGAGAACCTAACCCAAGACCAGAAGGACAGCATCGTCGCCCTTCTTGGCAAGTCGGCCATCGTCACCCGCACCGCATAACCCAAACCCCAACAAGGAAGGCAACAAAATGAGCAACACCAACACCGCGTTCGACATCGCGTTCGCAAACACCGCACCAACCCGATACGCATCGGTCAGCCCCGACGGCCAGGTCATCATCAAGACCTACGCCAACCGTTCGTCAGCCCAGCGTCAGGCCAACAAGTTCAACCGTCACGCAATCGCGGCGGCAACTTGGATGCCCTGCCACGAAGCCGGCATCGGTTGGTTCATCGAACTAATCCCTGACCACGCACCAACCAACTAACCCAAACCCAACGGAAGGCAAAACATCATGGCAAACTTCAACCTTGAAAACTACGAAACAGTCGAAGAACGCATCGCGCGGTTCTATGTCGACAACCCAGACGGTCGCATCATCACCCGCAACCTGACAACCATCCAAGACCGTCAGGTGTCAACCTGGGTCGTCGAAGCAACCATCTACCTGTCGGCAATCGACCAGGCGCAAGGTTTGGCTAAGGCCACCGGCCTGGCCTTCGAAATCGACGGCGCGGGCATGGCACAGAAGACGGCCGCCCTTGAAACCTGTGAAACCAGCGCAATCGGCCGCGGCCTGGCCAACGCGGGCTACTCAGGTTCTAAACGAACCACCCGTGAAGAAATGGCAAAAGCCGAACGCGGCGTCACCCCGCCAGCCCCGAAGCCGGCGAACATGACCGACGAAGAACGCGACGCCATCGTTCACGCGATTGCCAGCGCAACGACCAAACAGTCGCTTCGTGACCTATGGGCGGCCAACGCTGAACTGTTGAACATCACCTGGTCGAACAGCCTGGGCGAAACGGTTTCATTGAAGACGCTAATCATGGTCAAGCAATCAGAACTGGCGGCGTAACCCATGGTCAAGATAATCGCCCGTTACGGCTTCTACATCTTCATCAGCGTGATGACTTACATCGGCCTGTGTGACTTCGCCAGGGTTCACCCTGGTTGGGCGGGCGGCGTCACCATCATCGCAATCGTCGCCGGCCTAATCCTGGCCGACGAAAATCACAAGAAGGAAGGCAACAAATGAACACCGAACTAATCGCCCTAGCAGTCGTAACCGTGGCCTGGGCAACCACGACCATCATGTTGAAGGTTCAGGTCGACCGTCAGGCGACCCGCATCAAGACCCTGGCTAAGATTGTCGACGCGAGCGTTGACCTTCTGGGTCAGGCCATCGCCATCATCAGCGCGGCCGACCTAATCGCCAAGGGTGACATCAAGGCGTTCAACAAGGCCAACGCGAAGAAAGCCGCGAGCGCGAAGGGTGACAACTAATGACCGCCCTAGCCCGCGCGACTGACCCGTCGACTAGCCACGCCGCCGCCGCTTCTATCAGCGACAGCCGCATCACGGCGACACAACACGCAATCCTTGGCCTTCTGTTCAGACGGTTGGCTGATGAAGAACTGGTTGACCGCTATTACACGGCGGTTCATGCCGGCCTAGCCCCTAACGCTTCGCCTTCGGGCATCAGAAGCCGCCGTGCCGCCTTGGTGGCCGAAGGGTTGGTCGAAGACACAGGCGACCGCGAGAAGACCGCCAGCGGCCGCCAGGCGATTGTTTGGCGCATCACCCTGGCCGGTCGTGACGCATGGGCGGGGTGGACAAGGTGAGCCTAGACGCATACTTGACGCCGCCTGATGTCGACGCGCCTGACTGTGACGAATGTGACGAATGTGCCGACGAATGTGTCTGTGCCGAACACGACCGTTCATGTGACAGTTGCCGAACCGACAACGGTTGTCGGTGTGACGCCATGGAAGACGAACGGACTGGCAACTGATGAACCTGTTCATCTACCAGACGGTCGACGGCGACCTGGGTTTCATTGAAGCCGAAACGATTGACGAAGCCCTGGCCATGGTCAGGGCGTTCGTCGACAAAACAAACATCGACAAATCACAACTAAGGAAGGCAACAACCAATGAGAGAAACACCCATTCACGACGACCTTCGCGCGCTTACAGAAGCCGCAAGAAGGAACGGTCATCTTCAAGGCCAGTTGGCGATGTTGAAGGCAATCCGCGCCCAGGTGGCAAAGACGCCAAGACCTGGTTCACAACTGACCAGGCTAATCACCGAACTGGAAGCGTTGACGCTAGACCTGACGACGACCAAGAAGTAATCGACTGGTCTGTGCCGGGGCATGTGTTCCGGCGGGCGATTGTTGATGTCTTCAAGGCCGGCCGCGAAGCCGAACATGAACGACTGTTCGACCTGTTGATTGAAGAAGGCGTCATCTGGCGCGCCGGTGAAGACAGCCGCCCCGGTGACAGCGGGGTTTGGTTCGAAGGCGATTACCTGTTCATTGCGGGTCAGCACAAAGACGGGTATCTTGTAATCAACCCGTTGAAAGGACTTCGCCCATGAACATCATCATCATCATCGTCGGCGTCTTCGGTTTCATCGGCATCATGTTGGCCGCCCTGTTCTGGTTGACCGCCTTCGTGGCCGGTCTGTCTGACGACGACGACCATCTAATCGACGACTGAAACATGACCGCCGTATTCTGTGACCGTTGTGGCGTTGCTGATGAAAACAATCAACTGGCGAAGCGTATCGAACGCGGCCGCCCTGGGTTGTGTTCTTCATGCCTGGCCAAACCCATGCGGTCGGTGGTCACAGAATACGGCGTCTGTCGACCCTGGCACGGCGAGTTCGACGCCGACGAAAACCCGTTGACTGATGACGGCAAACTTTACCGGCCAGGTGTTCGCCTGTGTCGAAAACGCGATTGTGTCGAACGGTCGCACATCGTTGACCCGGTCATGTTCGAAGCACTTGACCGTTCATACATCACCGGGGTCAAACTGACGCCCGAAGAAATCTTGGATAACCTAGAACGCGAACGAATAGGAAGGCCGCCCCGTGGCTAGTTATGTATACCGTTGCCCTGAGCAACACGAAACGGTTGTCACGCAACCGATAACCGAAGACATTCATCAGGCCGTCAAGTGTGACCAATGCGGCATGACCGCGACCCGTGTCTGGGAAGCCCCGGCCGTCACATTCAACGGCACAGGATGGGGTCGTGAAGCCCGATGAAAAATGTTGTTACCGTTCAATCAAATGGTTCACAAATGACAATCGGGTCTTTATTTAGTGGTTACGGTGGTCTTGACCTAGCGGTCGCCGCTGTCACGGGTGGCAAAGTTATTTGGCATTGCGAATACGATGACGCGCCAAGCAAAATACTAGAAAAAAACTTCCCAGGTGTGCCGAACTATCGCGATGTAACAAAGGTCGACTTCACACAGGTCGAACAGGTCGACATTCTGACAGGTGGTTTTCCATGTCAAGACCTGTCATTGGCCGGCAAACGCGCCGGTCTAAAAGATGGAACACGAAGCGGGTTATGGTCGGAGTTTGCCCGCGCTATCGAAACAATCCGACCTAGATTGGTGGTAATTGAAAATGTCCGTGGAATACTCAGCGCAAATGCCCATAGCGACCTGGAACCGTGTTCTTGGTGTATGGGAAGCCCCCCTGATAAACCTAATCTGCGAGCATTGGGAGCCGTGGCGGGAAGTATGGCCGAACTCGGGTATGACTGTCGGTGGACAACTTTTCGCGCTTCCGACGCCGGCGCGCCACATCGACGCGAACGCGTCTTCATCGTTGCCTACCCCAACGGCGCGCGACTATAAAGACGGTAACAAAGAACATCGTCGCAACGGCGTGACGCAAACCGATACATTGTCGCGCGCCGTGTTCGTCAATGAACTGTTGCCAACGCCGCAGGTCGATGACAGCAAAAACACAGGTCACAACCAAGGCCGCCGCACAACTTTGGCAAGCGAGGTTTGGGAAACTGAACGCTCAACGAACTGGGGAAAGTTTGCGCCAGCCATCGCAAGATGGGAAAGCATCCTAGGGCGGTCATCGCCAGAACCAACCAAACCAGACGGTAAAAATGGCGCGCGCAGGTTGTCATCGAAGTTCACGGAGTTTTTGATGGGTTTGCCTGACGGATGGGTCACAGACATCGGGTTGACCCGCAAACAAGAACTAAAAGCCTGTGGTAACGGCGTTGTGCCACAACAGGCAGAAGCGGCGTTACGCGAACTGTTAGATGGGTTGTTTTGATTATGAAGATAAAGGTTTTGACTTTTGATGTTTCATTCAGTTCTGTCTGGGGTTGGTTAGCATGACTGACATCACGACGCCGCCCCAAGTCATCGCTGAACTGAACCGGCTAATGGGCGAGAGCCAGAAGGGCATCAACGCCCTTTACGAAGCCGAAGTGAAGGTCGCCGTTCTTGATGGCGAACACGAACGAACCCTAGCCGTTGGGTTGCTGAACGCTGAACCTGGCACAGCCCCCGAAAAGGCCGCCAGGGCGAAACTGGGCGCGCTTGAAGCGAAGTTACAACTAGACATTGCGAAGGCCGAACTGAACCGTGTGAAGGCGAAACTGAAAAGCATCGACAGCGCACAGGTGGCGGTCAGCGTCATCGCCCGCCAGGTTGAACTTCAATGGAAACACGCATGACGCCGAAACAGTTTCAAAAGTATCTTGACCGCGACCTAGGTCGTTGTTGGCATTGCGGCACAACTGACGCGACGCTTGTGCCACAGCATCGTCTTGGCCGCGGCATGGGCAACGGCAACCGGGTGAAGGCTGACAGCCCGGCCAACATCATCGTGTTCTGTTCCCTGGCCAATGGTCAGGTCGAAGCCGACGCCAGGTTCGCCGAAGCGGCCAGGCTGAACGGGTGGAAGTTGTCTTCATGGCAAACGCCCGCTGACGCCCCCGTGTTTGATTACACGACACAGACTTGGTTCGCCCTGGCTGATGACTTCACGCGGTCGCCTGTGGCCGTTCTGGGGCATCCGCTTGACGGGTTCGAACCAACGGCGTAGTCTTCTACAATCACAACTGAATAAACCCAAAAGAAAACCCCCGACCGAATGGCCAGGGGCTTCCTAGTGAACACGAATGAGCAAGTCCATCGTATCAGATGGTCGGCGTGTTCGCCAGGTCGACGGAGAACATTGCGTTCGTTAGGCCGTCGCTAAGTCAACTTCCCGACCCCTGACCAGGGCGGTTACCGGCGGTTAGAGCGTGGCGGGTTTGACGCGCCTGGTTTGGTTGGCATCGGGCGACAAACTGTGTTGTAGAGAACAGTAAGCGAATGACGACGATGGTCAAAACGGATTGCCTGGCCATCATCACCGCATCAGCGGGTCTTCATTCACACGGCGCAATCGGTCAAGTTGTAGTGGCTTGACCCCGTGACCAAATCCCTGACGAACCCAAACGGGTCGGGTGTTTAGAGCGTGGCTGAATAAGCCATTCTCTACCCATCGGAAGCCCGCCGGGTCGGTTTGGTTTGCTTAGGTTGTTATCGAACTGTTATGAAAAAACATGTTTGAAATGTAGAACCGTGTCGGTGGTTTGTGTCAGACTTACATCATGAACCAGACGGTTCAGAACACTAACGGAAGGCAAACCAATGACCACGACAAAGATTGAGCAACTCAAAACCCTAGCCGACCAGGCTGGTTTGAAATCAGTTACTCGCACTTACAACGGTGGCATCATCTTGAACATCATCACCGACAACGAAGGCCGCGGCGTCGGCATCGAAGCAACCTTTGAAGGCAAGTCTGTTCGTCATCATTCATTCATCGAGTTTCACGGGTTCAGCAAAATCGTTTCGTTTGCGAACATCGTTGGTATTTTGACCGCAAAGGTAGGCGCATAATCATGACCACCGTCGAAACCGCAAAACTCATTCGCCAAGACCTGGCGTTCAACTACCCCGGCATCAAGTTCAGCGTTCGCAAAGTTCACGCCGGCGTCATCTTCGTGTTTCACCAAATCCCTGACACCAAGTTCACGACCGAACTAGGCCAACACCTTCGCAAGTTCGAAGACTGGTTCAAATACCAGACCGAACATGTATTCGAACAGCGCACCAACTAACCCAACAACAACGGAAGGCAAAACCATGAACCACCCATTCACCCAGACCGTCATCAAAGGCGTCAACCAATACACCATCATCGTCGACGAAACCGCAAACCCTGGCGGCCTAACCGTCAGCGTCAACATCAACGAACCCGCTTCGTCAAAGTCAACTCAGATTGACGAAGTGACACTATCCCCGGCCATGGTTGAAACCCTGGCCGCCTATTTCGCGAAGAAGGTCTTCTAATGGATGCCCAAACCCTGGTCAAACTTCTGACCGACCACGACAACAGCCGCGCCCGGTCACAACAGACCGCCATCGGTGTTTCAAGCCTAGGCGGTTGCCGCCGCCAGGTCTGGCACAAACTACAAGGCCACGAAGGCACAAACCCAACTTCGAAACTGGCCGCCATTCTTGGCACAGCAATCCACAGCCACATCGAAACCGTTCTGCCAACTGATGACGGCGCGCTGATTGAACACCGCGTCGAAGTCGAAGGCTATCCACCGGCAACGATTGACTACTTCAAAGACGGCGAAGTCGTCGACTGGAAGACCATCAAAATGTCAGGCCGCGATTACTTCGTGACGAAACAAAAGCGTTGGCAGGTTCAGACCTACGGCTTCTTGATGGCACAGACCGGCGTCGAAGTTCACACGGTCACCCTGGTCGGCATTCCACGCGACGGCACAGAAGACGACATCATCGTTCACAGCGAACCATACGACCCGGCGGTCGCGCTTGAAGCGTTCGCCTGGTTGAAGGAAATCGAAGCCGCCATCGAAGCCCCCGCCCCTGAGCGCGAACCCGTTTCGTTCTGTGCCAAATACTGCCCGTTCTACGGCCAGTTGTGCCAGGGCATCGGCAAAGACATCAGCGGCGAACCCATCGTTGACGAAACCGTAACCACAGCCGCCAAGCGTTACACCGAAATCTTGTCGGAAGAAAAGACCCTGGCCGCTGAAAAGGATGCCACCAAGGCCGCCCTGGAAGGTGTTTCAGGCATCACCATCGACGGCATCAAGGTCGGTTGGTCTTCGATTGCCGGCCGGTCAACCCCTGACCAAGACGCCATCAAAGCCGCCCTGGGCGATGTTCCGATGAAACAAGGCGCGCCGTCTATGCGATTGACGGTGAAGTAATGGCCGACATCGACCCAAACATCGGTTACAACCCGGCCTGGTTCGAACCACAACCGAACCAAACCGAATACACCCAGGGCTACTACAAAGGCCGCATCGACGAACGACAAAAGATTGTCGACATGTTGATGTTCGACTTCGCCATGTTCGCCCCATTCCACCCGGTCATCGGTGACCAAATCATGGACACCTTGAAACGCGTCGACCCAGTCGCACACGCCGCGTTCCAAATCAAAGTCGACGAAGCAAAGGCGGCGCGGAAACATGCCTGACATCTACTTCGTGATTGAAGGCAAAGCCCGACCCCAGGGTTCAAAGACCGCGTATGTTCGCGGCGGCCGCGCGGTTCTAGTCGAAGCCAACAAAGGTTTGAAGACTGCCCGCCTGGCCGCGTCAGCAACCATTCACAGAACCGCATACGAAGACAAGTGGATAATGCCGCCAGCGGATACGCCAATCATCGTTCAGGCCGTGTTCGTGTTCCGTCGGCCGAAGTCAGCCGTCACCCGCATGTTCAACACCGTCAAACCCGACCTGGACAAACTGGTCAGGTATGCGCTTGACGCCCTGGTTCAAGCCGGCAATGTCATCATCGACGACAACCAGGTGGTCGAAATCAAGGCGACTAAAATCTACGGCCGGTTAGACCAAACCAACTTGGTGGTGTCTTATGACGCTTGACCTAATCGGTGACGCGAACCTGTGGCTAGACGCCATCTGTCAAACCACCGACCCCGAAATGTTCTTCAACAAAGAAGCCGAAGACGAAGCCATCGAAGTGTGCCGCAACTGCCCAATCATTCAGCAATGCGCGGCTTACGCAATCGAAAACAAAATCGTGGATGGTGTTTGGGGTGGCACGACGCCACTACAACGCGCAAACTTCAAGAAGTCGCTACAATCTAATCAACGGAAGGCACAACCATGAAAAACACAAGCGTCGTTCATTCAACGACCTACGAAACAATCGTCAAAGACGGCCAATACTTCAAGGCCGAACACTTCACAGACCTGGCCGTCGTCAGCGTCACATTCTTGAACGCGTTGTATGAACCCGAACACAACATCGAAATCACCGTCGAAGACGCGGCCGCACTCGCGGAAGTCTTCACCGCCATAACAAACAAAGGACAAACACAACATGGCTAAAATCACAGTAGAAGGCACAGTCACCCGCATCTTCTTCGAAGACCGCGGCGTCGAAGTCACGGAGTTCTTCAAAACCCGCGACGGCGAACAGGCACAACGCAAATACACGGCATGGTTCGAAGCCCCGGTCAACTTCCGCGAAGGCGCGACCGGCATCTTCACCGGCCTATTGTCGACCACCATCGACGACTGGATTGACCGCGAAACCGGCCAACCAAAACTGAACCGTGAAGGCAAGCCAGGGCGAAGCGTCAAGACCAGCATCAACGGCGCACAGTTCGAAGCGACAGGCTACCAAGCCCCAGCCCCATCGGCGACCCCAATCCCGATTGACGACATGCCGTTCTGACCCCATGGACAAGCGTAACGAACGGTTCGACATCGACAACCGCCGCGGACAAATCGGCGAACGGTTAGTCGGGTCGTTCGTTGACGCCCTGGCCGACGCCACCATCGAAGTAAAGACCGACTACCGTGCCAATGAAACCGGCAACCTGTATGTCGAAACCCATCAACTGAACTGGAAAGGCGTCTGGAAGAAGTCAGGCATCAACACATCAGAAGCGAAGTTCTATTCATTCGCCGGCGGTTGCGGCAACGGGTTCATCACCATCGACACCGAAACGCTGAAACGCCTGGCCGAAACCGCGCCACCCATCAAGTTCACATCACCGCAAAACGACACCAACCCGACGGCCGGCCGACTGGTCAAAGTGACCGACATCGTTCGCGCCGTCTTCAAACCCAACCCGGAAGGACAAACCAATGACTTACCTAACTGACGAAAACAACCCAGACCCGCACGAACTAATCGAAGCCGAACGCGCCAACCGTGTCGACGCCGCCGCCCGCGCGTTCATCATGTGGAAAGGCCTAGAAGTCAACGGCAACCATCTCGCCCCAATCGCTGAACAGGCGTTCAACAAAGCGTTCAACCAATACAACGCCCTATTCGAAGGCGGCAACGCTTACAACATCGCCCACTACAAAATCAAAGAAGCGGTCACAGAACTATACGAAGGTGAGTTCCGCGCCCTGGTTCTTGGCAACCCCAGCGTCGAAGCCTAGGATTGGACACATGGAAATCGAAGAAGTCGCCCTGGGCGACCTAACCACCTATCCAGGCAACCCGCGCAAAGGCAACATCGAAGCGATTGCCGACAGTTTGACCAGATACGGCCAATACAAGCCGCTGACGGTCAACAGACGGGGAAACACCATCTTGGCGGGTAATCACACCTTTATGGCCGCCCAAGCCCTTAGATGGCCGCACATCTCCGTCGTGTTCGTTGATGTTGATGACGACACCGCCGCCAAAATCGTCGCGTTCGACAACCGCATCGCCGACCTGGGCAGTTATGACGACACCGCCCTGGCCGACTTATTGGCCGGCCTGGCCGACCTTGATGGCACAGGTTACAGCGACGACGACATCGACGACCTAATCGCCGGTATTCAAGAAGCAACCGTGCCACAAATCAACATCGACACCGTCATCAACACCCAGGCCGAAACCGTGCCGAACGAAAACAATGTCGAACGCCGGCCATCACTCGCTGAATACACCGAACGATACAACGACAAGGCGACCCGAATGGTCATACTTGATTACCCAAACGACACCTATGTCTGGGTAATCGACAAACTGGCCGAACATCGCAAGACCGCGAACCTTGAAACCAACGCCGACGCCATCGTCAACCTGATGGAAATCTTCTTCAAGGAAAGCGCACCCCACGCATGAAACTGAGCGACCTGCCCATCATCAAAGTGGCCAGGGTGATAACCCCAGACGAAGCCACAGCCATGGTTGGCGACACCGTGCCAGTCATCGACGCGAACATCAACCAGGCCGGCATCTATGTCGACGCCGAAACCGATGAACCGTTCTTGGCATACTTCCCCATGGAAGACGAAGTCGCCTTGTTGCGCCGGTCGGTTCTGTCTGTCAAGTATGGGGCAAACATCACCCGAAGCGCGTCACGCATCACCAACCTGTCGCGCACCTTCGGAATGTCACCCCGCGCCGCAATGCGTGGCCGTGACGCCTGTAAGCCCACAACCCTAGCCCGCGAACAGCCCGAAGAACACGGCGTTCTGATTGCCTTCGCCACCAAGTTCGCCAACATGTTCAAAGAGTTCGCGCCGCACCTATTCGAAGCCGATGTCGAAACCATGGCCGGGTCAGGCATCACCGACGAATGGCGAATGACAGACGACGCTTTATGGACTTCGGGCGTCATCAACAAATCCAGCCAGTTGCCATACCACCGCGACGCGTTCAACTTTCAAACCTGGTCAGCAATGCCGGTTATACGCAAGAACATGAACGGCGGTTATCTGAACTTCCCTGAATACAACGCAACAATCGCCTGTCGCGACGGTTGGGTTCTGTTCTTCCCTGGTTACAAGTTCGTTCACGGCGTCACCCCCATGGAAGCCCGTGCCGAAGGCGCATACCGTTACAGCGTCGTTTACTATGCGTTGCGCGGTATGAAGGATTGCTTCACCTTTGCCGTTGAAACCGCCCGCGGCAAAACCATCAGAACCGAACGCGAAGACCACATGAAACAAGTGTTGACCGGCGAAGCCGAAACCAAAATCAAACCGAAGAAGGCCAAACCATGACCGGCCAACCCGCCAGCCTGACAAGCATCGCCTTCCAGACTGGCATCATCGCCGAACGCGAACGCATCATCAAACTATTGAACGACCTAGCAACGAACCCGCCCATGCGTGGCGACATCGCACTCAGCGACCTTCGCCGCCTAATCAACAAAGGAACAGAATGACCGACGACACCCAGGCCGAACTTATACCACCAACACCTGAGCAACTAGCCGAAGCAAACTCCGCTTACAACATGGTCGCCCAACAACTAGGGTTCGCCATCGAAATGGGTCGCGACCTTCGCGAAGCCGAAATCATAGAAACCCTTGAAACCCTGGCCAAAGAACCAACAGCCACCGCGTCAGAAGTGACCGCCTGGCAATACGCCATCACCAAAATCCACACCCCGCGCGAATAACATGCTGACCATCTACATCATTGGCGCACCCGGCGCGGGCAAAACAACCGTCAGCCAGGCACTAACAAACCGTTGGCGACACCTAGGCGACGAACCGCACCCAGTCAAACACCGCCGGTTCAGCGACAACACCAACGACATCATCGCCCTGGGTTGGCACAAACCCCCATTCAGCGGCACAGACACACTCCCTTACACGGTCATCGAAACCATCGAAAACTGGTTGCCCGACATCGACGCCGACATCGTCATCGGTGAAGGCGACCGCCTGGCCAACAACCGCTTCATGGAACTAGCCGAAGCCTGTGGCGACCTGTGGCTGTTTTACCTAGACACCAACCCGGCCGTGGCAACAGACCGCCGACAGTTGCGAGCCGACCAGGCGAAGACCAAACAACAGAACCCGACCTGGGTCGCCGGCCGTGTCACTAAACACCGCAACCTGGCAGAACGCCACGAAGCCATCACAATCCCCGGCAACCTAACCCCCGACCAGGCCGCCAACTTCATCTTGGCTACCGTGTTTGCCTGAGATAGAGTAAAACCATGACAAGCAAAAAAGCCCCAGAACCGGCGTTACTTGAAACCGAAGCGCGCGTCGTCGAACTTCGCAAGGCCGGCATCACCTGGGAAGGCATCGCCAAACAAACCGGCTACGCCAACGCAAGCGGGGCTTACCGCGCTTATCAACGGGCGGCTGAACGCATGGTTCGCCCAAACCTTGAAGAACACCGTGACATTGAACTAGAACGGTTAGACCGATTACAGGCCGGCCTGTGGCAGAAGGCCATCAGCGGCGACACACGCGCCGTTGACGCCGTGTTGCGGGTCATAGCCGCCCGCGCCAGGCTTCTGGGCTTAGACGCCCCAACAAACCTAAATGTGAAGGCACAGGTCGAAACTTATGACAGAAACAGCATTGACACCGCCGTCGCCGAACTCGCCGCTTTATTGGCTAGCGGCCAGGCGAACCCGGTGGACACATCAACTAGCCCGGCCTGACCAGATACCGACTGACAGCCACGACTGGAACACCTGGTTAGTGTTGGCCGGCCGTGGTTGGGGCAAGACCCGAACCGCCGCCGAATGGTTGGCCTGGCAAGCGTCACGCAACCCAAACACCCGTTGGGCGATTGTTGCCCCGACCTTCGCTGACGCCCGCGACACCTGTGCCGAAGGCGTGTCAGGCGTGGTCAACATCTTGCGGGAATACCAGGCGTTGAAGGACTACAACCGAAGCATCGGTGAAATCGTGTTGACCAACGGGTCACGCATCAAACTGTTCTCAGGTGAAGAACCGAACCGCCTTCGTGGTCCACAGTTTCATGGTGGTTGGTTTGATGAACTGGCGTCGTTCAAATACACCGACACATTCGACCAATACAAGTTCGGCCTTCGCCTGGGCGAACACCCGCAAACCATCATCACAACAACACCCCGGCCGACGAAGCAAATCAAAGAACTAAACAAACGCGACGACACCGTCGTGGTTCGTGGTTCAACCTTCGACAACGCCGCCAACCTGTCAGAGAGCGCACTCGCCGAAATGCGGTTGCGTTACGAAGGCACACGCCTGGGTCGTCAAGAACTGTATGGCGAGATTATCGACGATGTTGAAGGCGCGTTGTGGTCGCGTGACATGGTCGAAGCGGCCAGGGTCGACGAAGCCCCGCCACTCACTCGCATCGTGGTCGCCATTGACCCGGCCGTCACATCAGGCGGCGACAGCGACATGACCGGCATCGTTGTGGCCGGTGTTGCGAACGATGGTCATTACTATGTGCTTGAAGACTTGACGCTTCGCGCCAGCCCCCAGGCATGGGCTAGGGCGGCCGTTGACGCATACCACCGGCATCAGGCTGACCGCATCGTCGGCGAAACCAACAACGGCGGCGACATGATTGAACTGGTCTTGCGCCAGGTTGACCCGTCGATTGCTTACACGAAGGTGACGGCGACCCGCGGCAAACTAATCAGGGCTGAACCTGTGGCCGCCCTTTATGAGCAACACCGGGCGCATCATGTTGGGGCGTTCCCTGAACTTGAAGACCAGATGACGAACTGGACACCTGACAGCGGCGACAGCCCTGACCGCATGGATGCGATGGTTTGGGCGATGACTGACTTGATGGCCGGCCAGTCGTCAATCATGGGTCTGGCCGCCCTGGCGAAGTTCTGCCCGTCGTGTCGCATGCCCGCCCCGAAGTCTGCCCTGGTCTGCCCGTCTTGTGGTCACGGTTTGGGTGTTTGACCGTTATCAAACTGTTATGAAAAAACTTCCGTGAAAATGTAGACCGGGTTGACCTGGCCGTGTTTAGATTGACTCATGAACCAAATGGTTCAGTTCACAAACGGAAGGCACACCATGAACATCAACACCGCAACCACCGAAGCACTAGAAGCCCGCGACAACGAACTAACCCGCAACATTCGCTCATTGACCCAATGGCACAACCGCAACATGTCAGCCAAAGACCGCCAGTTCTTCGCCGACCTATACCGCACCGAACAGGCCGCAATCTTCGACGAACTTGTCAGCCGCGCCGAAGTTTCGGTGGCCTAATCATGTCAATCTTCAAGACCGCAACCGGCCAGTTCACCATCGCGACGCTATGCCCTAAGTGTTACGGCGCGGGTTGGCAAGAAGTCTGGATGCGAAACGGTTCAGACGGCGTCTGTTTCAAATGCCTAGGCCGCAAGACCATCGCCCGGTCGAAGAAGACCTTCGACACCCTGGCCGAAGCCCAGGCACACGAAGCCGCCCTTGACGCCCGTGCCGCCCGTCACGAAGCGAAGCGTGACGCCGAAGCCGCCGCCGCGTTCGAAGCCGGCCGTGCCGACCGCGAAGCCGCCGCCCTGGTTGCCGCCCAGGCCGAAGAAGCCCGCTTGGCAGACCTAGCCACCTATCGCCACCTAGACGCCCTTATCGGCCAACCTGTGACCGTTTCGGGCATCGTCAAGACCGCCGTCAGCATCGACGGCAACTACGGCGTTCAGATGTTGGTCGTCATCGAAACCCCGAACCGCGAGATGGTCAAGATGTTCACAGCCGCCAACTGGGCGTTCAATGTTGACCGCGACGAAACAATCACCATCACCGGCGAAGTCAGCGGCTTCGGCGAATACGAAGGCAAAGCCCAAACCCAGGTTCGCAAACCCAAACTGGCCGCCTAACCCGACCCGCCTGGCCACCCCCCAACGCCAGGCACAGCAACCCCGCCAAACCCCCATTGGCGGGGTTGACTGTTTCATCCGCTACACTTGAAACATTCGCCGTCAGAGATAGGAACAACCTATGGGCATACTAGACAACTTCGCTAAAAGGGTCGCCGACCAAATCGCGAAGGCCGCACCAACCGCCACCCCATACAGCCAGACCGAAATACAACAAGCCAGCGGTCAAATCCCCCAGTCATTCGGCACTAGCGTCGGCCTTGACCGCAACCCGTTGGGCGGCAATGTGCCATTCAGCGCGGGCGTTCCAATCATTCCGGGCGCAATCAACCGGGTTCGTGAAGACGGCCGGCCAGACCCGCGACGCTATGAATACCAGGTCGCCCAAAACATCAACATCACCGAAACCCGTCTTGTGCCATTCAAGACACTTCGCGCGGCCGCTGACCAGATTGACATCTTGCGTCGCTGTATCGAAGTCACCAAAGCGAAGATAACTTCGCTTGACTGGGATATCGTTTTAGCCCCATCAGCCACCGAAAAGGTCATGGCCGAAACCGGCGAAAAGACTTACACGCGCGCGCAAGAACTAGCAAAAGAAAAGTTCAACGACGACATCAACCGCTTGAAACAGTTCTGGTCTGTGCCTGATGTTTCGAACGGCCTAATCTTCAACGACTGGCTGAACATGGCCTTGGAAGATGTTCTAGTTCTTGACGCCTGGGCAATCTGGCCACAGAAGACCGTCGGCGGCGACTTGAAGGGTTTACAGGTTCTTGACGGGTCAACCATCAAGCCACTAATCGACGACCGTGGCATGCGCCCAGAAGCCCCGTTCCCAGCGTTCCAACAAATCCTTTACGGCTTCCCACGAAGCGAGTTCAGCGCACCCGAAGAAACCGAAGAAGCCGACGGCGAGTTCAGTTCAGACGAACTTAGTTACTTGGTGAAGAACCGACGCACGACGACCGTTTACGGTTACAGCCCAACCGAACGCGCCCTGCCCCTGGCCGACCTTTACCTTCGACGCCAACAATGGTTGCGCGCTGAATACACCGACGGCGTCATGCCTGAAATGTTCTTCGAAACCGACGCCAACTTCGGCAACAACCCCGACCTGTTGCGCGCATACGAAAACATCTTCAACGACGACCTGGCCGGGCAGACCGAACAGCGCAAACGCGCCCGCCTTCTGCCGACCGGGCTTCACCCTGTTCAGATGGATGGTTACGGCGAACGCTTCAAGAACGACATCGACATGTTCTTGATTGAGAGCATCTGTGGCCACTTCGGTGTCATGCCGACCGAAATCGGTTACGCGCCGAAGGGTGGTCTTGGTGGCTCAGGTCATCAGGCCGGCCAGGCGGCGACCAGCGAAATCTTGGCGACCATGCCGTTGACCGAATGGGTTGGCGCAATGCTCAGTCAGTTGTCGTATGTCTACCTAGGCATGCCGCGCGAGTTGGAGTTCAAGTTCATGCCATCGAAGCGCAACGACAACGAAGCCGCTTCACGCGCCCGCGACATCGACACCAAGAACGGCCAACTAGCCATCAACGAAGCGCGTTCAGCCGCGGGTCTGCCACTACTGTCAAGCCCATACGCCGACCGCCCGATGATTGTCACCCCAGGCGGCAACTTCTTCGTGACCGACGAAGGCCTTGAACCGTTCCCAACATCAGCCACCGTTGACCCTGACGCCCCGGCCGACCTGACTGCCCCCGTTGACGCCAACGAAGTCGCACCGACCGGCGACGAACTGCCAGACGACCAGGCTGACGAAACCCCATCAAGCGAACCAGGCGCACCCGACGAAGACACGACCGACGAAGATGGCCTTGACGAAGCCGACGACACCGAAGACGCCCTGGCATCAAAGGCCGTTCGTGACGAAGTGAAGGCGTTCATTCGTTGGTTGAAGAAGTCACCGAAACGCGACTTCGACTTCCAACACTTGCCAACCGTGTTTGGTGACACGCTGAACAAGTTCGTGGCCGTCGATGATTATGACGGCGCGCGTTGGTATGCGGAACGCTACCTAGCATGAAACTATGGCGACAAGTAGACGGTGTTCTACTTCGAACCGCCAGCGACCACGCCGACAAAGTTCGCCAGGCGATTGCCGCGTCGATAGATGTCGACGATGTCATTGAACGATGGCATCACGCACACCCCGCCGGCGGGTCTATAAGGCCGGCTGACGCCCGTGCCTGGGCAAGAATGAACATTCACCCCAAGACCGAAACCCTGGCCGCCGTGTTGCGTCGTCTTCGCGCTGACGGTTGGGTTCTTGGCCGCGATGTTGCGACGGCCGGTTACGCTCAGGCGAAACTTCGAAACAGCAACAAAGCCCCATCAGTCGATGACTTGAACGCCGCCCTGTCACAGAACTGGGATGACTGGACACCTGGCAACCGTGGCGCGGCCGAACTGGTTGAACCGCCGGGTGGTTTGCGAAACCTTCTTGACCGTGGCCAGGCTGACATCAAGGGCATCGACGATACGACGCTTGACCGCATTGGCACAAACCTGGCTGACGCCCTAAACACGGGTTCAGCGTTCACGACCCTGGCTGACACGCTTCTACGCGACAACATGCTGAACACCATCAACGACCCGCAACGCGCCCAGACGATTGCCGTGACTGAAATGTCGCGAGCCTTGAACACTTCGGCAATGAACAGTTACAAAGAATACGGTGTTGAGAAGGTCGAATGGTTGGCACTTGAACCGTGTGACGATTGTGAAGAAAACGACGGCGAAGTTCGCGCGATTGACGAAGACTTCCCTTCGGGCGACACCGAACCCCCAGTCCACCCGAACTGCCGGTGTACGATACTGCCAGTTATTGACGACAGCGCACCGGCCGGCGAAGGCGACGCAATCGGTGAAGGCGACCTGGTCGACGGTGAAGGCCTAGACGCCGGCGAACTCACAGACACCCCAACCGTTGACGAAACCCCGTCAGAAGCCGCCACAGTTACGGCTGATGACCTTGCCGCCACCCTGGTCGGTGTTGACGCACTCACAGGCGGCGCGATTAGTGACGCCGTTGAAGGTTTGATGGCATCGACCGGCAACTTCGAACGCATCGACGCGACCGCATACGCTGACCTGGCTGACGCCAAACTGGCCGCATCAGCAAGAGCCAACGGCAACACATTCGACCCAACAACCCAATACGCAAAATACGCGCGCGACAAACGCGTCATCGCCGCAAACTTGCGCGACATTCACGCCGATGGTCCGCATACGATGTCGTTCCACAAAGACATCGCCGCCACCCCTGAACAGATTGCCCGCGCTCAGAAGTCATTCCACGAAGCCCTGGCACAACTGCCAGAATGGCGACGCTACGACGCCCTGGGCAACGAAAAGGGTTACGCCGTGTTCTTCGAAAAGACCAGCGAAATGTCAGCCCGAACGAACGCTTACACCTGGTTCGGCGCGGATGCTATTTATGTGAACCCGCGCATGCTTGAAGAAGCCCTGGGCGCACCTGTGCCAGACCCGAACCATTGGCACATGCCGGCATACGGCCAGGTCAACCCGTTGACTTACACATTCGCGCATGAGTTCGGCCACACAGTCGACACTTATGCGAACAGCCAGGTTCGTGGCCGGTTCAGCGGCGCATTGAAACGCAAGTTCCCCGGCCTGTTGTCACGCTATGGCGCGCAAGACCCAGCCGAAGCGTATGCCGAAATCTTCGCCGACTGGGCAATGGGCAACCGCACCGAACCACTTGCCGCCGCCATGGCTGACAAGTATGGTTGGAACATGACTAAGGCCGAATACGACCAGGCCGTTCAAGATGGAAGGGTCAAGCAATGGCAGGGAACGACCAAGTTCTAAACACCGACATCGTCGCGAGCCAAACCGACTTCGACACCATGCCTGAGATGACGCTATTGGATGCCATCTCATTCGGTGACAAGCGCGCCCTGGCCGCTTATGAACGACGCTTCGGTGGCCAGGCTGACAAAGCCATCAGACCCGAACTGAAACGGCCGGCCAGTCATGGCGTTCCGTCAGGGTTAGAAGTTGCCCGCGCCCTGTCGCGTCTTGAAATCTTGCCCAACCCGCCAGACCCCCAACTTGAAGACCCAACCAAGTATGTGGAAAGCCCCTGGACTATCGTGCCAACATTCACCATCGACCCCAACGCCTGGGATGACGCCGTCTTAGCAACCGTGAACCTTGAAGACCTGGTTGCCACCGACCCGTTCTTGAACCGCAAGAAGGTTAGGAAGCACATCGAAGCAATGGGTCAGGCACTCACCCCGCACCGACACTACGCAATGGTGATTGTTCGGGGCGGGGAGTATACAATCATAGATGGACACCATCGTCTAATGTCACAATGGCTTCTTGGTCAAGCGACCGCGGCCGCATGGGTTCTAACCCTGAAAGGTTCAAACTAATGGCACTAGCGCATTACACCGTCACCGCGACAACCACCCCGCAAATCTTGGTCACCGTGCCAGGTTCGGGTCGCCGCAAAATCTACATCGCAAACCGTTCGACCAGCAACACGGTCTACATCGGCGACGCAACCATCACATCGTCAGATGGCTTCCCATTGACGGCACAGGCCGCAACGGGTGTTCAAAACCGTTTGGAGTTTGAAGTCTTCGGCGGCGACACCCTGTTCGTTGTATCAGGCGCAACCACTTCGGTCGTCACAGTTCTAATCCCAGGCGTCTAGTTTCATGGCTGACAGTTTCAGCCCCCCGCAACCCGTCAGAGATAACGCAAAACGCGGTCTTGAACTTCGTGACAAATACAACCGGGGCGGCACAGAAGTCGGCGTCGCCCGCGCCCGCGACTTATCGAACGGCAAGTCACTACCAATCGACACCATTCGCCGAATGGTTTCATACTTCGCCAGGCACGAAGTTGACAAGAAGGGCGAAGGTTGGGGCAAAGACAGCGCGGGTTACATCGCCTGGCTTCTATGGGGCGGCGACGCCGGGCGGGCATGGGCTACTAGAATAAACAATGAAGACAACGCTAAGGAAAAAACCATGACCCAGGAACTCGCACACTCATACGCCGCGATTACCAAGTCGGAGAAACAAGCCGACGGCACATTGAAGGTTTACGGCAAGGCAACCGACGACAGCCTAGACATCGACAACCAAATCTGTGATGAAGGATGGTTGGCTCAGGCCATGCCTGACTGGTTCACAACTGGCGGCAATGTTCGCGAGCAACACAGCAACATCGCGGCCGGCGTCGCAACCGACTATGAGAAGAAGGCAGACGGTCACTACATCACCGCCCTGGTCGTTGACCCGGTCAGCGTGAAGAAAGTTGAAACTGGCGTTCTAAAAGGTTTCAGTATTGGTATCCGTTCCCCTAGGGTTGTAAGAGATAACAAAGCGGCAAACGGTCGTATCATCGACGGCCAGATTGTCGAAGTATCGTTGGTCGACCGGCCAGCGAACCCAAACGCGAAACTAATGTTGGCCAAGGCCGCGGAAGGTGGAACACTCATGGCAGTAGAACAGAACAGCCCAAGCCCGGCTGATGTTGCCCGCTTCATCACAAAGAGCAACCCAATCGAAGACATCGTCGAAGCCGTCGAAGCAAAGGTTGACGAAATCGTCACCGATGTCGAAGCACTAGCCCCGGCCGTTGAAGAACTTGTCGCTGACGCCGAAGCAATCATCGACGAAGTTGTCAAAGATGTCGAAGACATCATCACCCCAGAAGCCGAAATCGTCAACGCGTCGAAGTCGCTTCTGGCCACCCTAAACAAGTTTGACCAGGCAACCTACGACAACGCCGTCGCCGCCCTGTCTGACTTGATTGTTGTCGAAGCCGGCGAAATGAAGGAAGGCCACGACGAACGCGACAGCATCAAAGAACTTCTTCGCGCGGTCAAGCACCTGTTCCATTGGTATCAGGGCGAAGTCAACGAAGGCGAAGTCGCTGATGTCAACCCGAACATCGCTGACGACGACGATGTTCCGGCCGAAGAAATCTTCATGGCCGCCGATGGTGAAGACAAGCCAGCGTTCGGCGAGAAGCCAGCCGGCGACAAGCCAGCCCTAGGCGACGACGAAAAGTGTGACAAGTGTGGCGAAATCGGCAAGGCCTGTAAGTGTGCCAAGGCCGACGACGCAATGAAGGCCGCGGGTTCAACCCTGGCCACCGTGAACTTCGATGACGACCAGTTGGCCGGCATCGTTGAAAAGGCAGTATCAAGCGCAAAGGAAAGCGTAGCGAACGAAATCGAAGCCTTGAAGGCGGCCGCACAAGCCGCTGAACAGAAGGCCGAACAGTTCGAAGCCGACTTGGCCGTCGCCTTGACTAAGGCGGTTAGTGGTGGTCCGAAACGGGCATCGCTCACCAAGAAGTCAGCAAGCATCGACGACCTTCTTGTGAAGGCCGCCGAATACACCAAGAAGGCCGACGCAACCATCGACACGGTTCTCGCAAAGGGATACCGTGACCTGGCCGCCGACCTAACCAAAAAGGCCGCCAAGGCCGGAAAGCAGTAAATCATGGAAGCAGTAAAAGCCGCTGACCTGTTCGCCGACGCATCTTCTCCAAAGAAGGCCGCACAGGCACAGGAAGCATACCTAGGCGAACTAAACAAGTCGTTCGCCAACCCATCGGCCAGCCCGATGGAAGCCCCAGCCGTAGACCCAACCAAGGCACTTGAAGGTCTAATCGCAAACAAGTCACTCGCCCCAGACGCCATTGGCGCGCTGAACACCGCGTTGGCTTCACAGCGTCAGGCACAGGCTGACATCATCAAGGACATCACCCTAACCACGCCACTATCGACCGCGTTCGCCGCGTTCGACCTAGAAGCACCGGCTAAGTTGCTGACCCCACGCCCAACCCCACTCCGTAACAAGATTGCCCGTAAGAAGGGCGTCGGCACGGCGCACCGCATCAAGCGCATCACCGGCTACACCGGAACTGGAACTGGCGGTCAGGGTCAAATCTGGCCAGGCATCACCGAAAGCACAACCAACGCGTTCGGTTCTGTCAACTTCCAGCGTGGTCCGAAGATTGCTTACTCAGCAGAAGACGCCATCTTCCCTTACTTCTCATACTCACTAAGCGACGCCGTATCATTCGACGCCAACTTCTCAGGTATGGGTTACCAGGACTTGCGTCAGTTGTCATCGACTAGCACCCTATACGCAACCATGCTGATGGAAGAGCGCATGATGCTCATGTCGCGCGGAACAGCGTCGGGTCTATCGGGCGCACTAGCCGCACCTTCGACCGTGACCCTTGGCCAGCGCGCCGCGGCAAACGGTGAAGTTGCCCTGTCGGCAACGACCTACTATGTCTATGTAACCAGCGATGCCGGCGCGTTCGGCGAGAGCGTGTCTTCGACTGTTCAGTCGTTGGCAGTTACTTCGGGCAATGTTCTGACCGTCACCGTCAACAATGTGGTCGGCGCACTTGGAAGCAAGGTTTACATCGGCACAACCACCGGTAACGCCAACGCTAAGTACCAGGGTCGCTTCTCATCGCTAACCGCCGTCATCAACGGCGCGGGTGGTCTGACCGTGAACGACGCAATCGTTTACAGCACTTCGTCAACCGCAACCGCACCGACCGCTGACACTTCGGCATACGCGACTGGTTACGACGGCATCATCCCGCAGATTATCTCTAACGGTGGTTTCGTCAACGAAATCAACAGCCAGTTCAGCACTTCGAACCCAGGCGTTGAGTTCCAGACCGTGTTCCAGGGTCTATACGACAGCGTAAAGGCTGACCCGGATGAAATCCTCATCAACGGTTCAGACCGCAAGCAGTTGTCAGACGCAATCAAGAACGGTTCAACCGCGAACTACCGTCTGAACCTGACCCAGGATGACGCCGGCAACTATGTCGGCGGCGCAGTTATTGGCGCACTCCACAACGAAGTCACCGGCAAACTGGTCAACCTGACCGTTCACCCATGGCTTCCACAGGGAGTTGCCCCAGTAATGTCCTACACCCTGCCAATCCCTGACACCGAAGTGTCGGATGTTTGGTCGGTTGTGAATGTCCAGGACTACATGGGTATTCAATGGCCAGTAACTCAGTTCTCGTATGAGTTCAGCACCTACTTCCGCGGCACGATGGTCGGTTACGCACCGGCCTGGAACGGTATCGTCACCGGTATCAAGTCGGCTTAGTAGACTAGCCACAAGGGAAGGCGGGGCGAGCGTAAAAACTTGCCCCGCCTTTACCAAATCTAGGAAGGTAGAAACATGGCTGAAATGCGTGGCCAGGATGGTGTCAAAGGCATCGACATCAAGACCAGCAAAGGCACGAAGAAACTGTCGGCTGACAAGACCGGCCGCATCCAGGTCGAAGACCCGAAACTGGTCAAGGCCTTGAAGGATGAAGGCTTCACGATGGCGTCGACCGCCAGCGTTGGGTTCAATGTTGAAGGCGGCAAGTGTGTCGGTTGCGGGTTCAGTTCGGTCTTCCGCAAGTTCACTTGCCCTAAATGTAAGGTAGAAAATGACTTCCGCGATTAGCCCAATCACCCGCCAATACAGCCGGCCTTACTTGTCGTTGGCTGAGTTCAAGAACGCACCAACCGCGCTTGACTATGGCAACTTAGTCCAGGGCGGCAACCAGGCCGCGCAAGACGCCGAACTCACCAACGCCATCACTCGCGCTTCATCAGCCATCGACCAATACTGTAACCAAGTCATTGGCGCAACCCTTGAAACCGAACAGCAACGAACCCGTGTTCGCCCTGACGGCACAATCAGGGTTCACCCGAAGTTCTTCCCTGTGGTCGCATTGACCGACTTCAACTACGGCTACACGCCGAACCAGTTGACGCAAGTTCCTGACTGTTCACAGGCCTGGCTTGAAGAACAGGAAATCATCTATCCTTACGCGGCATTGGCTCAGAACATGAGTTCACAGGGCGCGTTGGGTTTCGGCTTCCCGGCTTCGTCGCGCGCTGAAACCTATGTCAAGTATTCGTATGTCAACGGCTACACGAACACCCTGGTCGCCACCGCCGCGAGCGCGGGCGCAACAACCCTAATCCTTGAAGACGGCCTGGGCGTCGTGCCGGGTCAGATGCTGACCGTGTTTGACGGGGCTTCGACTGAACGCGTGACTGTTGCTTCGAACTATGCGTTCGGGTCTGCCACCGTGCCGTTGATGGCCGCCCTGGCCTATGCTCACGGCGTTGGTGTTTCGGTGTCGGCGTTGCCGGCCGCCGTGAAACAAGCCGCCATTCTTTACACTTCGGCCGCGCTGAAAATCCGCGGCGATGCTTCGCTCACCCTGGCCGTCACAACCAACCCAGGCCAGTCGATTGACGGGTCACAGAAGGTTGGTTCAGACATCGCCCTGGCACAGCAACTTCTTCTACCGTTCAGGCGTATGCGCTAATGTCGCGAAGCGAAGTTCGAACCGCCGTTGGGTCGTGGATTGCCCAGGCGAACATCACGAACTTGAACCAAATCTTCACAAGCCACCCGAAGCGCATCAACTTCGAAGCGAACGCGACCGCCGGGCAGATGACCCGCGCGGCCGGCATGGTGTTCATCGCCGGCGAAACCGAAGAACGCCTGGCCGTTGGTGGCGCATCGAACGGCATGAAACGCATTGACTACGATGTTGAGTTTCAAATCTTCACGCACAGCGTTCGCCAATACTCGCAAGACGCCATGGATGACTTTGACGCAATCGTTGACGCCGTGAAGAACCAGTTGCGGGGCGGCGGGCATAGACTAGGACAGACCGATGGCACGGTCATCTGGCAAGCCGCTGAACCAATGATTACGGTGACCTATGGCGAACCGAAAACTAATGACGGCGGCGCGACCGAAATCTGGGCGGCCGTTCGTTTCACCGTTACTCAGATGTTGAACAGTTAGGATATAGACATGGCAACTTACAAATACGACGGGGCTGACACCCTGGTCTTCCCTTCTCTATTCGACGCAAATGGCGCGGTTCTGGTCGTGAACCAGGGCGACAAGTTTGACGCCCCTGATGGTATTGTTGGAAACGGTATCAGCGTCGCCAGCGGCAAGGCTTCAAAGTCTGCCCCGGTTGTCGAAGACACCCCAGCGGTTGACCCAGCCCCGGCCGAAGACATCGCTGACCCAGCCCCAACCGACCCAACCGTCTAAGGAACACGATGGCCAAGAAGTCAGATACACCCCAGAACAGCCCTGTGCCGGCTTCTGACGCCATTGACGCACCTGTTACGCCTGTTGACCTGTCGAACGAACCAACGCCCGTTGACGACGCGCCTGTCGAAACCGCAACTCAGAACGCCACCCCGGCTTCGGTTGATGAAAACATCGAAGAAAATGGCGCAAACATCGCGGGCGTTGTTGACCTGGCCACGGCCATCGTGTTCGAAGTTATCGACGCAACAGAAGCACACCCAGACCTACCACGCTAAAACCATAGAAATCAGGAGTTGACATGACCGCACAAAACAGCGTCAGAAGTTACCTAGGCATCGCCAAGGAAACCACCAAGGGAACAGCCGTCGCCGCGACCGCGTTCATTCCGGTGGCCATTGGCAAGTTCAAGACGGTCGACATCATCGACCCGTTGATGGATGAAGGCCTTCGCGGTTCAATCGTCAAAGATTACAACTACATCCAGGGTCGCACCCGTTCGACTGTTGAATGGGGTGGTCCGGTCTTCCCTGACACCTTCCCATGGGCAGTTGCGGGTCTTCTAGGTTCGGTCGCCACAACCGGCGCATCAGCCCCGTTCACTCACACCGTATCGTTGAAGAACAGCGTGGCGATTGCCGGCGACACCCAGCCGACCGCGTTCACCATCACCGACTTCTACGCAACCAATGTTCGCCAGTTCGCCGGCGTTCAGGTTAGCGAAGTCGGCCTGACCTTCTCAGCCGAAGGCCTTCTTGAATACGACTGTAAAGCCACCGGCTTCGCATCGGCCACAACCAGCGCACCGACCCCGTCGTTCAGCACCGTTCTGCCAACCCCTGTTTGGCAAGCAACCGTCACCATCGCCGGTTCACAGGTCGCCAACGCGGTCGAAGGTTCGGTCACCATGACCCGTTCGCTGACCAGCATCTACGGCATCAGCAACACCCAGAACCCGTTCGCTAACTTCGTCGGCGCACTAGAAACCAAAGGCCAGTTCAAGTTCGTCATGGAAGCGGACACCGAACTCACCCGCTTCCTATCCAACACTCAGCCTTCGATTGTTGTGAACTGGTCTAACGGCTCAGGCGCAACCGCAACCCAGGTTCAGGTCACCTTGTCAAAGGGCGCATACCACGCGGCCGTTGTAGAGCGCGGCAAGGACTTCGTCGAAATCACCGTCGACATCACCGGCCTAAGCAACACGACCGACGCCGGTTCAACTGGCGGCTACGCACCGGCTAAATGGGTCTTCCAGAACGCCATCGCTAGCGGCACTTACCAGTAACCCCAGAACCGCGGCGGGGCGGGTTATTCTAGGAATGCCTTCCCCTTACCTGCCCCGTCGCTTACACTTGGAAGGCAACCCAAAAGGAAGGTAACTAATGTCAAAAGAAATCACCCTGCCATCAGGCGCAACCGTCACCATGCGCGACCCGCGCACCTTGAAACAGAAAGACCGCGCGAAACTTTACGACGACGCTGACGGCCAGGCAACGGTCAAGACTGGCATGAACATCATGTCGAAACTAATCGCAATCCTGGTTGAAGACTGGTCGTTCGACCTTGTGCCGCCGGCCGTCAAAATCGACAGCCTGGGCGAACTTGAAATCGCTGACTACGACGCGTTGCTTGAAGAAGCCGAAGCGGCCATGCCGGTGTTGTGGCCTAAGTTGGCACAGACCACCGAAACGGAAGCCGACCCAAAAGCCCCTACCGCCAGTTAGAACGACTTCGTTGGGTTCTTCGTGGCAACGAACGACATGACGACTTCGTCTACCCGGAAGTCGAATGGCGTTACTTCTTCTTCGCTGACCGTTTCGGTTGGACACCGACCCAGGTCGATGAACAGCCTGGGGCGTTACTAGACTGGTTAGTGGCGATTACCGCCGTGAACGAAGAAGTGAAGACGGAGTTGATGAACAAGTGACCGCAAAGGTTGAAATCACCAACTTGTCAGCCACGATTACCGCGCTCAGTCACAAACGCGACCAGATTGAAAAGGCGGCAATCTTCGCCATCGGCCAACTAGGTTTGACTATTGAACGCGAAACCAAAATCACGCTGAACAACAATCCGCACCGCCGCGTCGGGTTGTCGTGGTCGCCCCCTGGCCACATTGGCGGGGCAGGAACACCGCCCAACCGTCGAAGCGGCAATCTTCAATCGTCGGTTCATACCGAAGTTCGTGAAGGGTTTGGCACTTACGAAGCGACGGTGTTCCCAACAATGGTTTACGCTAGGCGGTTGGAAGTTGGACTAAACTATCCTTATCTACGCCCTACGGTTGATAGGGTTCGGCCAGACGCCCAGCGCATATTCACAGCGGCGTTCTTGAAGAAATGGAAGCCCTGATGTCTGACATCCCACCGCTATCCGTCAAGGTCGAACTAGAACTTGCCCAGGTCAAAACCCAGATGGAAGCCCTTGAAGGGCAGTTCAAACACCTGGGTGAAACCGTCAAAAGCCAAGAAGGCAAGTTCAAAGAACTGGGCGAAAAGGCGCACAAGTTCTTGGGCAAAATCGGTTTGGCAGTTGGCGCGGTTGAACTGGTCAAGGTCATCGGGGAAAGCACAAAACTGGCCGGTCAAGAAGCGCAACAACAAGCCGAACTTGCCCGTCAGTTGAAGGTGTCGACGGGCGCAACCGCTGAACAATCCAAGGCCATCAACGAACAGATGGACAGCATGGAACTGGCGTCGGGCATCAGCATCGACAAACTTCGCCCGTCGTTCGAAACCCTGGTTCGTGTGACCCACAACAGCACGAAAGCCATGGCGTTGAACAAGGTCGCCATGGATGTCGCCGCCGCCACCGGCAAAGATGTCGGTTCGGTTTCGAAGGCAATGGCCAAGGCTATGGAAGGTAACACCGCCGCGCTTCAAAAAATGATACCTGGCACAAAGGGCGCAAAAGACCAGATGTTATACCTTCAAAAGACATTCGCCGGCGCGGCTGAAAAGGCGGCCGACACAAACCCATACCAGAAACTTAGCGTCATCTTCGAACAGTTGAAGAAGACCCTGGGCGCGGCGTTCTTGCCACTTATCAAAACAGTTGGCCAGGTTCTTCAAAAACTTGCGCCGGTCATCAAAATCGTGTTCGAACAGTTGGGCAAAGTGTTACAACCGTTGATGCCAATCGTTGCGAAAATCATCGGCCTGGTCGGCAAACTTGCCCAATGGTTAGGTGGCATCTTGATGAAAATCTTGCCGCCCGTCATCAAGGTCTTGAATGTTCTGTGGCCTGTGTTTGAAAAGTTGTTGCCGCCGATTATGAAACTTGTCGACAAACTTCTGCCCCCGCTGATTAGGTTGTTGGACAAGGTTCTGTTACCAATCCTTATGTGGTTTGCCAGCATCTTGACCGACTATGTAATCCCTTATGTCAGCAAGTTGGCCGAAGTGTTGGGTGACATTCTTGCCCCAATCATTGACGGCGTGACCTTCGCATTCCAAAAACTTGGCGAGTTCTTGAAACCAATCTGGGATGGCGTCATCAAACCAATGTTGGATGGCCTGATGTCGCTTCTTGGTTTGAAGGTCGAACCCGAAGTCAAGGTCAAGGTCAAGAAGGAAGGTTCAGCCGATGCCCTAGCGGCCGGCGATGTTGCCGGGCTGACCCCCGCAAGCGGCGGCGCAAGCGGCGCGGCCGGCGGTTCTGGGGCTAAGACGAACCCAATGGTCGCATACGCTCAGGCAACCCAAGACAAACTTCTCGCCGCCCAAAAGAAGTATCAAGACGCCGTCGTCAAAGCAACGCAACAATACAAAGACGATGTTCAAAAGAAGGTTGACGACTTCAAGGCCGCGTTCGCATCAGCGACCGCCGTGAACGCCGGCGACCTATTCAGCCAGGGTTACCAGTCGGCCGACGCCATGCTGAACGCCCTAAAAGACAAGATGAACCAGACCAAGAACTTCGCCGCTGACGCCGGCAAACTGGCAAGCGCGGGTTACTCAGCGGAGTTCATCAAACAGGTCATGGCGCAAGGTCCTGTCATGGGTGACCAGATGGCACAGTCGCTTCTGGCTTCGACCCCTGACCAGGCGAAACAAATCCAAGACATGTTCCAACAGGCGAACGAAGCATCGACGCATGGTGTTGACGGCCTGGCCACTTCGATGACAGACCAGTTCACCGTGTCAACCAAGGCACTAGGCGACGCGTTGACTAAGGCCGCCCAAATGTTGAAGGACACCCTAAGCGGCCTAGACAAACACCTGGCCACAAAGGTCAAGGGCATGAAGGGCAACCTGGGTTCAGCGGCCACCGATGTCACCAAGGTCAAGGGCGCGTTGAAGACAGCCGAAGCAACCGCGAACCAGCAAGTCATAAATGTGACTAACAACAACAACACCAACGCGACCGCGGCTTCGATTGCTCAGGCCACAATCAACAGCATCAAGTTCGGTTTGCCAATCACCGCGTCAGGGGCGACAGGATGACCCTAAACAACTACCAGTTCAGTTTCGGCGAGCAACTAACCGCAACCGTCACGGCGGCCAGCGGGTCAGGCACGGTTGTGACTTACACGGCGGCCAACAGTTTCACCGTCGGCGCGATTGTCAGCATCACCGGCCTGGGCGTCGGTTCGGGTTCTTCGTTGAACTTGACCTTCGTGACCGTGGCCAGCGCGTCATCGACTTCGTTCACCGTCAACAACACGACGGTCGGTGTTTCGTCAGGCACAGGCACAGCGACAACGGGCTTCCGTTTCGGTGGCACTAACTCGCCTTACCAAATCATTGACATCGACGGCCTGGAAAGTTTGCCAGACCTTCGAACCCAAGACGACAACCGTGGCTACAACGACGGCATGTTCAGCGGTCGCGACTTCTTGGCCGGTCGAACCCTGGTTATGACGGTTCACACCTTCGGCGGCGGCGGCAACACGGCGCACCAAAACTTCAACTATCTTCAAAGCGCGCTTCTGCCACAACAGACCGGCACGACACCGATACAGTTCTTGTTGTCGGCGAGCGACCAACAGAACCGCATCAACGCCCGCGTCAGGTCACGCAAGACCCTAATCGACCCTGAATACACTTACGGTTACATCAGGTCACAGTTCACCTTCTTCGCGCCAGACCCGCGCTACTATTCAGACACAGCGACCACGGCCACCCTGTCGGTGTCAGCCCCCCAGGGTCGAACCTATAACCGCACTTACAACCTGGTTTACGGTCAGGGTTCGTTGTCACAGTCGACGGCCATCACGAACCAGGGTTGGGCGACCACAAACCCGGTCATCACAATAGTCGGTCCGGTCACGAACCCGACCGTTGGCAACATCACAACAAACCAATACATGACCATTCTGACTTCGTTGACAAACACCGACAGCCTGGTCATTGACTTAGACAACAAACTGGTCACCTTGAACGGTGTGTCAGCCCGCAACTTGGTGGCCGGAACTTCGACCTGGTTCGCCGTGCCGCCTGGCACTAGCAACTTCTACTTCACCGGCACAAACACTACGGTAGGATTGACCACAGCGTCAGTCGTTTATCGTTCGGCATACATCTAGGAGAAACCCCCATGGCTCTACGCACACCGCCATCATGGCTACAACAGGGTTCGCACACCGCTGAGAACGACCGCTTGACGGCACAGGCCGCGTATGCGACGACAGGCATCATTGGTTCATCTTCGTTGGCCGTGACCGCTAACGCGACGCCGGCCATGAATGTGAACATCGCTTCGGGTTGGGCGGCCATCGTTGGCACGACCCAGACCAACATGGGCGTGTATGTCGGTTACAACGACGCGACCACGAACATCGCCGTGTCGACCGCTGACGCCACGAACCCGCGCATTGACCGCGTTGTGATGACGGTGAACGACGCTTACTACTCAGGGTTGACTAACAATGTGACTTTTACGGTGGTTGCCGGCACACCGGCCGCGTCACCGACCGCCCCGAACACCCCGGCGAACAGCATCAGCCTGGCCACGATTGCGGTCGCCGCCGCCGCCACGACAATCGTTTCGGGCAACATTACCGACACTCGCGTCGTCGCAACTTCTAACGCCTTTATGACGCCAGCCGGTGGAACATTCTCTGGTTCGATTACCACCCCAAACTTGACGACCACCGCGGGAACTTCTTCTGTCGCCCCGGTCAACTTGACCGCGGGAACAAACCTTGGAACTTCTGTTGGTGGCGCGATTGAATACAACGGTTCGACCGCGTTCTTCACCCCGGCCAGCACCGCAACCAACACGACCAACGGCGGCCGCGCGCTTCTGCCGGCTACGCACTTCTATGTTCTAAACGCTGACCGCGCCAGCACCATAACGACACCGGGCGAAGCGGCGTTCGGTGTTCGACTAACCGTTCAAGCCAATACGAACTATGAGTTCGACGCACACATGCTTTACCAGGTTGTGAACTCCGCGGGTTCGGGAACACTAAACATTGGTCACAATGGCACGGCAACCATCACTAGCATCTCTTACCAAGTCGACTACGCTTCGGCAAGCAACGCATTGAACACAACGGCAACGATGAACAGTTTCGCAATCAACACGACGGCGGCGACTACCCTGGCCACCGTATCGTCGGCGTCGCCAGGTGTTTCGGTGTTCACAAAAATCATCGTCAAAGGTTTCGTTCGTTTCAGCACCGCCGGCACTTTCAACATACAAAGCCAAGTTAGTAGCAACACGACCGCGACCCTACTCGCCAACAGTTTCGTCAAGATGACCCCAATCAACCAAACTACCGCGCAAGTCATTGGCGCGTGGGCGTAATGCCTGACGAAAACATTCCTGGTTGGGCGGTCGAACTAACCCGCCAGGTCACCATCTTGAACGAACGGTTGCCGAACCACATCGACGCAACTGAAAAGGGTTTGACCGACCAGAAGAAGGTGGCCGACGACCACGAAAAGCGCATCCGTCAGAACGAAGCAATGCTTCAAAGCCTGGCCACCGTTATCGAACGACTTGATACAATGGACAAGCGTCTACGCGACACCGAAAAGAAGTTGTGGATGGCATACGGCGGCCTGTCGGTCATCGTGTTCATCACAGAAATCGTTTACCGAATGACAGGAAAGTAACATGACCAAAACCGCACACGAAGCCATCGTAGAG